AAGACAGAAATTTCAATCAACATCAGCAGCAACACCTGTTAATGTTGGTGGTGGTGGAGCAAGTGGAGAAACATCTGAACGAGCAGAACCTTCGTTTAACATAGTAGGTAGGTCTAACGACAACTTACTTATAAACGCTATACAAGCACAATTCGGTAAGCCGTTAAAAGCATACGTAGTATCAAGAGATGTTACTACCCAACAACAGTTAGATGGTATGATTGTAGGTCAAGCAGGTACTTAAAATAAAACAAAATAAAACAAAATAAGTTAACATAATATAAATAAGTTAAATATGGAAGGATTAGATACAATAGAATTATTTATAGACGAATCAAAAGAGGAAGATGGAATTGAAGCTATATCTTTAGTTGAGTTTCCTGCTATAGAAGAGAACTTTGTAGCTTTAAGCAAACATAAAGTAGAGTTCAAAACTATTGATTCAGAAAAGAGAATAATCGTTGGTTTAGCATTAGTGCCAAATAAGCTAATATACAGACGTAAGGGAAACTATGAGTATAACATAACGTTCTCTACCGAAACAGTAAGAAAAGCGTCTGAACTATACTTAAAACGTCTTAAAAACAATAATACAACATTAGAACACGCTGAATTTACAGGAGGTGTGTCTGTTATAGAGTCTTGGATAGTAGAAGACCCAGAGAAAGACAAAACTGCTTTATATGGATTAAACGCAGTAAAAGGTGCTTGGGCAGTTACTATGAAGATAGATAATGATGAGGTATGGGAAGATGTTAAGCAAGGTAAATACTTAGGATTAAGTATCGAAGGTATGTTTAGCGATAACGTAGAAGATATTGAAGAGGTTGAAGCAAGTAGTGTATTAGAAGAGATAAAGAAACTATTAACTGAAGATGTAGAATTAAAGTCTTATAGTGATTATCCACAAGGTGCAACTAACAATGCTAAGAGAGCATTAAAGTATAAGAAAGAGAACGGAAGTTCTTGCGGTACAAGTGTTGGATGGACAAGAGCAAGTCAATTAGCCAACAGAGAGCCTTTAAGTAGAGATACTATTGCAAGAATGGCATCATTCAAAAGACATCAGCAACATAAAGACGTACCTTATTCAGAAGGATGTGGCGGTATTATGTGGGATGCTTGGGGTGGTTCAGCAGGTGTTAATTGGGCAATCAGTAAACTAAAAAAGATAGACAATGAGAGCTAAATACTGCAAGTGTAAGAATACTTACTCCATAGAATGTGATAAGTACTCAAAGAAAAGAAAGTGCAATGCAGATGAGTATTGGAAGCAAGGTATAGGCTCAATTCACAAGCAAGAAGAGGAGTAAAAATAAGACAGTAAATTTTTAAATAGTTATATTAATATAAATCAATAAGTATGAAAGCGACAGAAATCCTTAATAATGTCAAGGAACTTTTAAATCTTTCTAAGGAAGAGTTGAAAGCAGAAGACATTGCAGTTGAAGAGTCAGTAGAATTATCTACAGAGGAAGTAACTGAAGAAGTAAAAGAGGAAGTGGAAGAGGTTGTACTTGCTGAAGAGCCTAAAGAAGAGGTTGTAATCGAGGAGGAAGTTGAAGCACCTGCTATGAGTTACGCTACTTCTGATGAGTTAGCAGCAGTAAAATCAGAGCTACTTTCTATGATTAAAGCATTAATCGAAGATAAGCCAATGGGAGAAACTAAAGAAGTTCCTGAAGAGTTATCTAAACAAGAAGAGGTTGAACTATCTGAAAATGTAGAAGAAGTTGTACATTCTCCAGAAGCTGAAATCGAAAAGAAAAAGAATTTATTATCAAACCTAAACAAATCTATGACTACTGAACAAAGAGTTAATAGAATGTTATTTAATTAAAATTAGACAAAATGGCTACTACTACAAGTATTACTACAACTTACGCTGGAGAATCAGCAGGGAAATATATTTCTGCTGCTTTACTTTCAGGTAACACTATTGCAAATGGTGGATTAACTATCCGACCAAACGTAAAGTTCAAAGAGGTTGTTAAAAGATTGGAATTAGATGGTATCACTAAGAATGGTACTTGTGACTTCAATGACACTTCAACTTTGACTTTAACTGAAAGAATCCTTGAACCAAAGGAATTACAAGTTAACTTAGAATTATGTAAGAAAGATTTCCGTTCAGATTGGGATGCAATCCAAATGGGATATTCTGCATTTGATAACTTACCATCTTCTTTCCAAGACTACTTAATCTCTTATGTTGCTGCTAAAGTAGCACAAAAGAATGAGCAGAACATATGGGCAGGAGCAGATGGAGAAGGTTCATTTGACGGATTCTCTACTCTATTAGCTGCTGATGGTGATTTACCTACTGCACAACAAATTGCTGGAACTACTGTAACTGCTGGTAACGTAGTAGATGAGTTAGGAAAAGTTGTTGACCAAATCCCTGCTGCTTTATATGGTAGAGATGATTTATTCATCTATGTTTCTCAAAACATCTTTAGAGCATACAAGAGAGCATTAGGAGGATTCCAAGCTAACGGTGAAGGTGCTGCTGGTGTAGGTTCTCAAGGAAACAACCAAGACATCAACATTTTATACTTTGATGGTGTAAAAATCTTTATGGCTAACGGATTAGCAGCAAATACTGCCGTAGCAACTACTAAAGATAACTTACAATTTGGAACTGGTTTATTATCAGACCACCAAGAAGTAAAAGTTTTAGATATGGCTGACTTAGATGGTTCTCAAAACGTAAGAATCATTATGCGATTTACCGCAGGAGTACAATACGGAGTTGTTGAAGACATCGTAACTTACGGAATCTAAGATTCAAATAAATAAACAAAAAGAGGGGTAGGTAATTACTATCTATCCCTTTTTTTATAACTAATAAATAAAAAATAAATATTATGGCTTGTGATATTACTTTAGGTAGAACAGAACCTTGTAAAGATAGTGTTGGAGGAATCAATGCTGTTTATTTTGTAAATTTTGGAGATATAACCAGTATAGATTACGATAGTGTAGATACAGATGTAATTGATTCTGTTGGCGGTTCTCCAAGTGCTTACAAATACGAGGTTAGAGGAAACTCTACCTATACAGAAAACATTCAATCAAGTAGAGAGAATGGAACTACTGCTTTTGAGCAAGTGTTAGAGTTGACACTTAAAAAA